GTATTCTCATTCTCGGAAGTGGCCTTATAACAGGAGGCGCGAGAACACACGAACGATCTAACTATAGACAACTTCCGAGAATGAGATTAGGGACTGACAAATATAGTAAATAGTTAAAAACTTTACTATGGCTTCGATCGAGAAGGTGTGAGTATACCTGTACTGATAGTGTGATTTATTTTTGATACCCTAATACCCTATGTAAACAAACACAGATACTAACCTTCATATCGCATTTAAACCTACAGAGCAATCTACGATGCGCGTCTTATTCAGACGCCGCCTGTGTATGGCGTGCAGAAAGGTGCTCTGAGTGTATCCACTGCACCGTTTAACGCACTTGCCGCAAGCAATTCGCAGCACACGTACCAGATTCTAGTTCCGTCGCTCAACGTGTTTGTGGACCGCAAGATTGTCTGGGAGTCTGGCGTATATCTACAGTCTCAGATCTGGCCCACACTTCCCGTCGATCCTGCCGATGGAGCTTACTCGAGTTCGACCCCGTACATCCCAAGCACGACAAATCCTGGCGCTCCCCCTAACTTCGGAGGCTCAGCGTCGATTGACATCTGTCTGCAGGCAATGCCGCAGTCTGAACTTTACCGGCGTACCCTTCCTGCGAACGCATATCCGTCTAACAGCGCCGCTGGATCTTTTCCGAAATCTCAGGGAGAATATTATGAAATTGCACAGCCTGGTACTAACTTTAATTTGTGTCCGTTTCCGCTTCAGTCTCTGTGCAACAGCATGACCTGTTCAATCAACGATTGCAGCGTTACGACTAATGGTGATACTCTACAGGAGCAGATTTTGCTGACGAATACTAGGGACACGCAGCGCATCCGTACGACGCCTTCAAAGTTTGATCAGTATGCATGGACTAACGATGATGTGCAGTCTAATAACGGAAATATGAGTGGCTTTGATGTTCAGCGCCCAGCAGTTGGTGAGACACCAACTGGTTCGTGGCCTATTACGTTTTTTAATCCTAATAACGGCAGTCGTCTCCTCGATGATGTAAACGGATGCGGTGCTTACATCGACCCTATTTCTAAGGCACCAGTGTATTACTTTAACGGCCGTCCAGTGTTTATCCCGGGTGGCATTTTGAAGGGACAGTATATCACGGTGCTGGGCGGTTCTGCCGGTTACATCACTCTCCCGTCTCCTGCGGATGGAAATGGTGTTGGTGTGGCACGGCTCGGTATCCCAATCAGTGCAATTTCCACTGCACAGGCCTTCCAGCCTGGCTGCATGTTTACTATTACCGGTCTGAGTGGTGCAAATGCAATCTGGAATGGTTATTACACAGCAAACCAGGTTGAGTTCGGCCAGAGTGGTACTGTTGCAAACCAGGTTGGATTTGCAATTATTACTTTTACTTATGGTCAGGTGCCGTTTGCGACTGCGGCAAATAATAACGCAGTGCAGTTTGTTTCTCGTGGCTCAACTGGCGGCGTTGCATCTGGCACTCTTTTCTATGTTACGGTTGATCGCTTCGGTAACGAAGCGTTTCCTAACAATCTCCAGCCTGTAAACTATGTTTCCCGGCTTCTTGGACAGATCATGCCCAATGGCGTTCAGATCATGCCATCTCCTGCCAATTCGCCAATCACCTGCTCGATGCTGTACAATGTTGCTGAACCTGTTGTGATGAGCCCTTTCATCTATCAGGACGCTCTTGAATTTAACGGTGTTGGTCTCTATGGCTGCACTAACATTCAGTTCACGTGTAATATCCAGCAGCCTTCTCCAAACTGCCAGAGTATTCAGCAGGGTTCTTGGCCTACTTCGTATGCACCCTTTTCCGCTGTTCGTACTAACTGTGACTACCCGCAGGGTGGTAATGTCCTCCGCACGACTGGATGTGTTGGAGCTTTCTCAAATGTGACACTTACTGCCCCGCCCGGTGTTTCAAGCACCACTGGTGCGTTTTTTAACCCGCGTATGGTTGTACAGTTTCTTACTCCTGGACCGGATGTGAGCCTTCCTCTGATCAGCAACGTTCCCTACATGGAGTTTCCGCGTTACACGAACACGTATCTTATCTCTGATCCGCGATCAACTGCGCCTTCTATTCAGAGCCAGACGATCACTCTTTCATCTATTCCTGACTTTATTATGGTGTATGCAAAGACACGCACGCGCTGCCAGCTCCAGAATGAGACATACATCCCGATCCAAAGGGTTGCGGTCACGTTCGACAACTTTAGCAACCTTTGCTCTAACATGACTCAGTACGAGCTGTATACGTGCAGTGTTGCGGCCGGCCTTGATATGGATTATCAGACATGGCGTGGTTATGCAAACGCTTGCGGTCGTCGCCTCACGAATGGTGCATGCGGAAGTGGCGTAACGTCTTCAGTGACTTCTGATTTTGGTAACATCTACAATGTCACTGTTACAAATACAACCACGTTCCAGGTCTCGTACCAGACAACTACCCCGAATCAGCCGCTGCCTCCTTCTGGGCCACTGACAAGCATTGTTATTGCGGGTCTGACTGGCGCTATCTCCGCGCTGAATGGTGCGTGGTCTATTTACGACGCATCTGTTGGTGCGGGTGGAATAAATTCATTCTTCCTCTTTAACGCAGCAGGTTCGGGCCAGCTCACGCTTACAAACGGGTCGTACAACCAGACTGGTGTAATGTCCATCCTCGGTTTTGCGCAGGATGCCGTAACGGGTCCATTCACAACGTTTATGCCAGTTACTTCGGGTGCATACAGCCTTGGTGGTTCACAGGTTCCTTATGCACTCTCCACTGGTACTGCTGATCTCTGGCCGGCTACGTCAAACTTGTACAACGTTGCTGGTCAGAATAAGTTTGTGCCTCGTGCTACAACTCAACTTACGGGCGGTCCTCTCATGCTTCGCATGGGCCAGGATGTCTCGCTCAGCCCTGGCCTTGCACCGGGTACACTCGGTAACTTCTCAATCCAGCTTAACCTTACGCTTGATAACTCGCAGCACTTTTTTGATGCGTTCGGGTCTGTGCAGCTCACAATTATTGCTGTCAACTCTGGTTACTTTGAGACTGTTCGTGGCCAGAGTGCTGTGCGCAAGACCATCCTTAACATGGCTGATGTTGAATCTGCAAGTGTTGCAACGGGTGTCACGACTGGTCAGCTGCGCCGCCTTGTTGGTGGTGCTCGTGGCCACACTCTCAGTTACATGGGCCACCACATGCGTGGTCACCATGCTCCAACGGAGAGTCGAAAGCGTCAGTATTCGGGTAGTGGTCTGTAAGTTGTCTGGAAAGAATACAACAATTATATTTTAAAATTTATATTAATAAAAGTTTAGCGGCGCTTGCTGTGCTTACGGCTCTTGCGACCACGGCGACGGCCCTGACCCGCAAGACCCTTGACGGTCTCAGCAATCTGCTTCGCTGCAGGAATCACCTTCTGGTGTAGATCGCTATTATTATTCAACACCTCGTTGCCAACAATACGGGCAAAGTCCTGCGGGCTCTGGAACGCCTGCGTAAAGCCACGCTTAAATGCCTCCCAATCGCCACCGCGCTTTCCCATGCGACGACCCTTGCGAGTTTTACCACCCCTCCTAATGCGAGCCTGACTATACTGCAAAGGGCGGAATAGATAGATTAGAATGGGTTAATGCTGGTACTTAGGCATTTTACATACATTATGAAATGTAGTGCGATCCAGGTTGAGTATAAGAACCAGTCGCGACTGCCGCCTTAATTTTTTCTTCGTCTTTAGGTCCCAAATTAAGATATTCCTGTTTGTTGATTTGCTTTCGCTTCACAAGACCCTTTGTAAAAAGTGGGTGTCCAGGAGTAATGGATGTTTGCCACGCATTACGATTCGACCCAACAACTATGCTGCGTCGGTTTGAAAATCCTTCAATCGACTCTTGCTGCTTTTTTGCGCGAGCCTCACGAAGCATCATAGCATTTACCCGCCCCTCCATATTTCGCAGTGAATCGCGAGTAATACCTCTATTTAGAAGCTCTGAATACCGTTCAGGCAAATCGACAAGACGTCGTTTTTCGCGGCCTTGATCACGGCGCCCCATACTCGTGTATGGCTGATACACAACCTCCCCTTCGAGCTGTCTCTCAGCCTCTACAATGCTCGGAATATGCGCAGAAAGGCGTTGGAACTCCTGGCCAAATTGAGCCATTGCCCGTTCATTCTGACCCGTTTCAAACGCGATATTCGATCCCCAACCAGGAATGTGACGGAAATCAGCATCAGATGCAATAGATTTACCGCTCCACATACCCTGTGGGTATCTAATTAAAAAGTCGCGGTCTGGAATTGAAGGCACATTCAAAGAGTAAAGTTCGGCTGCTGGAGGCGGAAGCACCCCAGTAATAATTCGATTATCATCTCTCTCTACACCATAAAAAGGAGCTCGCATATCAATGGTGTCTTCAAACGGGACGCCATACTTAAACGGAAAAAGTGGGGGCACGTACATACCACTTTCTTCGAGTTCACTTACCATTCTGTTTACGTAGTTTACTAGGCGAGGGTCTTACAGAGTAGAATATAATAAAACGATGGGCTCTCTAATCTGTCTTTTTTGTGATTGTTTGGTTAAGAAGCCTATCAACTAGGCGTGGTATGACGAATTTACCCAAATCCCTACACAACATAAAAAAGATCACAATAGACGCAGCTTTGAGATGTGCAAGAGACGGAGTTACTACAGCATCGTGTAGGACGTCTGTCGCCTGTGTGCCATTCGTCACACTATCAAGTAAACTGTCAACGTCCATTTTGAAAATGTCATTTATTCCAGAGATTTCAAGTTATGAGTTTGCGACACAACAATCTGGATTGTTCGGAGGAAAGCTTACACACCGTAAACGCGTCACATTCTGGGCAAATGTTATGCCAGACGTCATGTACGATAGTGACACATTTCTAAAAGAAGTTGATCATTATGTACACGATCCAGCTGGGTGGTGTGCAAAGGGCTTTGATTTTACATTGACAAATGAAAACCCCGACGTAACATTTTATTTAGTTGCCGATCGCCCAAATCTCTACGGATTATCTCTTTCTCATCCAGGTCAACGATTTGTTGAAATTAATGCAAGAAACTGGATTGATGGCGCAGACATTACAAAACTTCCTTTACATGGATACAGACAATATCTTATTTCTCATGAAATGGGACACATGCTTGGCTGTGAACATTCAAATCCACACCCAAATGGACAACCAGTTCCAATTATGCACCAGCAAACAAGACTAGGAGTAGAAGGATTTCAACCAAATGACAAGGTTTTACCTGAAATTAAAAGACCCGGTGAATTTTTATGACTTTAGTTCTTTAATACACTGGGGTAAGAATTTCTCAAAATAAAAGTCGTGGAGTTTCTTTGATAAAGCATCGGCATACCTTTGCTTGTAAGGAACATAAACGACAGAAAGTGCATGAGGCTGCCACACAACAAAATAACATCCACGAACTTTGCGACCCCCAGGAAATACATCATAATTACGCATAAGCCATAATGTGCCTTGAATTTGATCAAAATACTGCGGAGGTACAAATCCGTTACATTCATCCCGACGATATGGGTAATGGTGGGCGTCACGATAATATGCTGGTGCCTTGTACTCAACCAAATCCACAATAACCTCACCATCCTCATCGTGGTGAGTCAAGACAGCATCAGGAGAAACAGCAATCCACTGCGCGTCAACGTGCTTAAACATCGATGGATGATGAAGACAGTATGGAGATAGACACCATGTATCTAACATTGCAGTGAAGGCTTCCTCAGCGTGACTTTCATGATCGACTCCCCACTGCGCAAACTTTGACGAGAAAGAATCCTGTGACGGAGCAACCTTTCCGGACAAAAGTTTTTTACCACTCTTGTATGGATTACGACATACTGCGGCGGCAAAGTCACTTCCAGTGATTGAAAAGGAGCGAGCATTATGCCATCCAATAGAGCGCTGAGGATGCTGTGTGTCGGCCTCAATGTCCTCCTTTGATTTGCATAAAATTGAATATAGGCGTACAGGATCATTAGATTCACCCATCAATTCACGTGCTTTTATACGCGAATCACCTGCAGAACTCTCCCAAGGGCGTGGTTCTGCTGTGTTTTGCGATTCATCTGGGTCGCGCAAGTCTTGCTTCTCATAAACAGAATGATGTTCAGGAGTATTAAAGGTGTTCACTTCAAATGCTTTAAATCCCAACGAACTAGTTTCCCCACCTTCTTCTATACATTCCTTTGCAATCTCAGAAACAGTTCGTTTCCGTGGGTTCGGTGTAGACTTAACACGAGGCATCTTTTGGTTTTTCTAAATTTGTCAAAATTTTATCGACGCCCACTTCTGTTGATTTTATAAGACACCTATTAAGCATCTTTTGAACCTCAATTTCCGATTTCAACACCATAATATAGTATACCAGCGAACCATGAGATGCGGATTGAAGTTCCTTTACTAAGTCCATCACCAAAGCATCCTCGTCATCTAAATTATCCATTTTTTTCACAAAATCCCTCCACTTTTGAGTGACGCTCGGCATTTTTACTTTAAATTTGAAAGCTCGTGGATACGCCGAAGTGCTGCAACTTCACCACGGGTATTTCGGATTGCCATCCATTGTCGAAAGATTTCAATTTCACTTCGTAAATACATGCAATAATTTACAAGTGAACAGTGCTGTGAACTACAGAGTTCATGATATAAAAGGTGACCATTAATTCCTAACTCGAGTGCCTCCACTCGATCAAGAAAATGGTCCCACGTTTCTGTGACTTTTGTCACTTTAGGCATTTTGGCGCCTTCGTTTTCTTCGTTGCTGAATTATCTTACCTCCGTAGTAAAAAGGCCCAGGCTGATTTGTAATCTCACGTTTACGCGTTTCAAGTGCTTCTTTATCTTCAAGAGTATCTGGTTCAAAAAACCAAGTCGACTCGTCAATTTCAGTGCGCAGTAAGATTAAATCTTCTAAGCGAATAGAATTTTCCTCCGGTACAAAATTAATGTATCGAAGAACCTGGTTTAAATCATCGACGCGTGTCATATCAATTTGTCTGCTATACTTCAGTCGCTCGGAAAAGGAAGCTCTCTGACCGCAAGTGTCATCATAGGATGGATTATAAAAGCCAATCAAATTGGTTTGAGGATCAAATGCATACATGATCGCATGAGATGATGATATCTCGTTAACCCTGGCTTCCTCTATTAAAACCTTCTTCCGTAGCCTTTCCATTGATGTAGACTCCGGCATCGAAAAAAATTCAGAGCCAGCATTTGTGCGATATTCATATACACTGATAAGACCGCCATAGTGTTTCTCTTGTGCTTCTTTTAAATACTTTAGAGCAACACTTTGACTCGTAGTAATAGAGACTTCCCCGCCAACTGCTTTTGCCACGTCGAAGTAATATCCAGAACTCACCTTTCCATCATCATTTTTAATCATAGATACGTTCGTCTGTATGTGATCAGCTACTGATTTAATCTGCGGATAATAAACTGATAAGGCCTGAAGAGCAGCAGGAACGCAAGAGTCTGGAATAGTACTTAGTTGATTTTCTGCAGCTTGCAAAGCCATACCTCCATGAAGATCATGCGCATCAAAAGCTGATAGATTATGTTGGTCTAATGCATTTGTTGCAAAATATGTTGGTGAAACACGAGTCAAAAGCTCAGTTCTCATTGATGTTGCTGGCTGAAGGACTGCACCACTTGTTAAACGACCAAAAAGTTGATATAATGGGTCACCACGAGCATAGACTCGGTGATTTAAAAGTTTTCCATTGAAATCCTTTGTTTGTACAGCTGGATTAAATGTGTATGCCTCACTTACTAGGCCAGCTCGAAGAAGCTCGTCGCAAATTGCGCCACCGAGCGAATGCCCTGTTGCAAACCAAGTTCCTCCAGTAAACTCTTGCTTCCAACCTTGTACTGTCACTAAATCCTTTCGAAAGCGTACAGTATTTGCTAGACCATTAATTGGGATTGTAACATTTGCAGACCAATCATCACCACTTGGGGCACCTTGTGTGCCACGCACTGCAACTACAAAAGTATTTCCGTTGCGGTAAAGAAGGTCTTCAGGTGTTTGTTTTATAAGGTCCCATTTACCCACATTAACTGGTACTTGTCCATTAAAAAGTGCATAAGCTTGCTCACACATACGCTGCATATCGCGTGGATCAACAACTGTTTGTATTGTCTGCATAGGTTTTTCAGATTTAGAAGTAAAGAGATTTGTAACAGGTTTTATTAGGTCAGTAAACCAACCACCACCACGTCTACGTAGCATCGATTCAGGTTGTCCTGGTTGTCCCTTATCAGCAACATCCATTATGTGAAGTTCCCTTTCTAGTCCGACAGGCATACCGACAAACTCGGCAATTTTACCAATATTCGCAGGTTCAATCCTAGACTGTGGACCTTCAGAGCGACCAAGCTGAAGTGTACTTAAGAGTGGTTGTGTGTACATGTTAGCTTCCCATTCATCCATTGATATGCGATAGTCTGCTGTTTTAGGAACATTATAAATCAACGGCTTTGTTACGTCACGGACTTTAATAATGCTAGATCGGGAATCTCTCATGTCCTTTGCAATTACCTCTCCAAGAAAACGGACAGGTACTCCGTTGTAAACTATTTCTTCAGGGTGACGGAAATGATACATATATTCGAATCTATAGATAGATCCAACAGTAATACCATCATAAGGAACCAAAACACCACCTTTTAATTTTTCTGACTCACCCATATCATCAATTGGTTGAGTCAAGGCCTCCTCTTCATCTGTTTTAGGTTTCTCTTCATCTGTTTTAGGTTTTACCACTCGATAAGCATGATGTGTCTCAATAGAGTGACCCATTGCCTGCGCACTTCGTTTCAATTGAGACAGTGAAGCGTTCATGTCCTCTGAAGTAGCATATTCCCGTCGCGCAATATTTGTTGTTACGTCCTTGTGAAAAACTCTTTTAAATGCATTAGATTTCCAAGTCATAAAAGCATCTCGGGTAGGATACTCTTCACCTCGTGAATTCGTAAAGAGATACTTGCGCGGTTGTTTTTCAAGTGATATGGCAATATCATCAGCAAGTGAGGTTGGGATATTTACTGTTATGTTTCCATACTTACGCCTTGTCTTATGATCTCGTATAATAAGGCGAGGAGGCATCAAAGTAAGCACATTTCCGTCTCTGCACTCGACTGCATGCTCGCAAATATGGACTTGCGCCAAATCGCCACCCCGGAGAGGCGGAATACGTGTATGAAACGCGACCAACAGTTGCGTTTGCGAGCCTCTTTCCGACGCAGAAAGACTATCATCTGCAGCTTTCCAGTCAGCCTCTGTCACCCAATTTTTCTCCTCACGCTCAGAACGCGTGTTTTGGTCCACAAGTTCGCTGCGGTCTACGTGCAATCGCTTAAGCAATTCAGACCACTCCTCTCTGGTCGTTTTTGGTACAAAGGAAAGCACGTCTTCGTCCAATGGAGATTGCGACGAGTATTCGCGATCACGCTTAAAGAGTGAGTTGAATGCGTTTGTGTAGGCGATACGCGTGGCCAATGGGGCGTCAAGACGCTCCACATCACCTGGTTCAAGAAGTAGTTCGCTAAGGTTTTTATCATTGAATGCTTTCTGAGCTGAACGAAGCTGCTTTACGTAGGCAACCTTTGAACCGTCTGAGATTGTTGTAGACGAGTTAATCAGACGAAAGATGTCTTCATCAGAAACCATTGCAATGGATTCCCAAACCCTTCAAAGTGGAGGGGCAAGTGCTGGGTTTATTTTTGCGATTGCGTTGCTTTACAAACTATATCACGTCATCAACCATCATAGGATTCGAAGTCGATGCTGTGGCCGAACGCTAGACGCCAGCATAGATATTGATGGAACAAGTCCTACAGCCACGACCACCACTACATCCATTCCACAAAAGAGTACGCCAACGCCACCAGTTGAAACCATTAAAATCCCTCAAACTTCGTAAGCCCACTGTTGATACACCCATTAGTAAAGATGCCGAAGAGCTTCTTAGCATTGCTAAGAACTATGCATCCAAACGAAATTCCAAGGGTGTACAAACGTGTTTATCATACGCGTTCCAATTCCTTCATTCCGACTACAAATCCATCATATCCGGTCTTACCCGATGCTTTCATTCAACGCTCGAACAGAAAGAACTCTTACGCGTCTCCTACGAATCCGTCAGGAGCACCTCACCAGCCCCCTCATTGCGATAACACGCAAACAATTTCATGCCCTTTTCGACAATGTCAAAATCCTGAGTGTCCTGAAAACAAAACGAGTCAATCGTCCACCAGCACTTCCACCCACGCTCACGCAAATACATGCGCACTTTGTCTTGGACGGTGGTGTCAATGTTGCCATTTAGCGCGGTGGTTATGTCGGCACTCTTAAGCTGAAAGAAGCCTGGACCGACTCCTGCAATTACAGGGTGGCGCCAATACAGAGTAGCTTCTGAAGTTGCCTTGCTAGGCGAATTCACCACAAATGTAACAGACTTTGTTACACTGCGCATGGCCTCCTCAAACAGTTGACGATTCAGCTGGGGTAGAATGCATTCAATGTAGAGGTGGAGTTCAGCCTGCTTCATAAGCTCAATCGATCTAGCATGCTCTACAATGGCAAGTTGTGTCATAGGACGAATAATGACGGAAAGCTCCATTTGAAGTAACTTTTTTATATTTGTTGAAACTACACAACTTCTTCATCAAGGGCACTCTGACGTCCTGCCTCGTACTCGTTTGCGGCTATATCAAACAGGCTCATCAAATCCAGTGTAGGGTCAACGACAACGGAACGATCCAAAATAGCCTGCATACCTTCAATTTGTTGTGCGTCTCGTACAATCTGTTGAATGACTTGTGATTGTGCTGAATGTTCATGCTTTAAGTCCTTCAGATGTTGTTTCCAACGCATTGTTTCCGCGCACTGCACTGCATACGCTGAGCGGGACTTCTCAATCTGTGCATTGGCCTTACGCAACTGCCGCTCAAGCATACCTTGAGTGTTTTCCAGTGACGTAATCCGTAAGTCCTTTTCAGCAAGCGAAGCAGACTGGCGCTTGACTAGATTCTGCCAATCCTTGCTTTTTGTGCGCTCATAGTTAGCTACATCTTCCATCTTTTGGCATTGCATCTTCCAATGGTCTAGCGTAAATACTTTATCTAAACCCTGCTTAATACACTCCTTACAATCTTGATGGAGATCACACATACCAGCAAAATCGCTACACAGAGTACATCCAAGGTGAACATGTGGTACAGCGCTCGACCGTAGTGTACGCTCCTTCGGCATCCTCTATGCGTAGTCTGACCGTCTGCACACAAAAAAAGAGTGAGGTGGTTTTTTTAAGTCGCGAGGTTGTGACAGAGGCCAATCAGGCAGGAAAAAAAATGGCTACATGATTCTCATTCTCGGAAGTAAGCTATAGAGAGAATCGTTCAAGCAAAGTCTTGACAAGTTGTCTCTCTTATATAAGACCACTTCCGAGAATTGAGAATAAGTTAGTCAAAAATGGGTAAGTCCAACAAAAAATGAATAAAGACTTTGTTACTTGATCTTGGAAGTGTCTTGTAAGCTTTTTTTGATTAGTAGTTAGTAACGTAAGGAAAGTAAATAAGACGTAAGAATTTCAACAAAAAAAGAACAAATTCCTTACAAAACTAAAGATTTGAAGCTTTTGTAAGCTTTTTTTGATTACTAAAATTCTTCAGATTTGAACTATTTTTTTTATTGACACTGTAAAATCGTCCTGGCGCTGCAGAGCAGACAATACGTGAACTTTATTTTTTATCACCCCCCTCTTGCCAAACCCAGCAATACACTACCATGGAGGGGAAAATGACAGCTGACCATAAGAGTTCCCTTATGTTACTGGTGTAGTCTTTATTACTTGCCCACGGTAAGCTCGACATAGGGAGGCCTGAGGCACCTCTCCTAGATGCATTGTAAGGGGGCGTGTGAGTTAGGCCTGGCAAGCCGGTACTCCTTTCAAGCCCTTTGGGCGGTGACGATCACGGTCGCTTGCATACTTGCTTATCGTGGGCCTACCGTCTGTTTACCCTTATGGTTCTGATTTTGATACCAAATACTAAATACTTACTAAGTATACGATCTATTGCCCCTTTGTCCCAATAGCTAAGTACAACTAAGTAGTCTACAAATATCTACAAAGTCAAGGAAAATGTCTTCTTCGTCAAGTTTTGGCCTTAAGTCGCCTTCCAAGTCTCCTTCAACAAATGTCAAGTATAGCCATGGCACCCCGCCTCATTCACCTCCTGAACCTCCGTCCGTAATACGTTCACCTAGTACACCCAATGGAAAGATACAGCGCCTTCAGGGTGAAGTGGGTGATTTAAAGGATGTGGTTGAGTCGCTCAAAGAAGTTTTTCACAAGACCTTTCATGAGAACCTTCTCGTTGTAGCTGGCCTTAGCCGAGAGACAAACACCAAGATCACAGAGATGGCCATTGGTCTACGTGATGTTGAACGCAAGTCTGACACTATCATAGAGGCGACTGGCGATACAAAACGCTATTGTGATGATCTTGGTAAGGAGATTGAAATGATGCGCACTCAATTCCTCAACGTGCCTGGTTGGGCAAACCTCGTCAAACGGCTTAAAGCTATAGAAACTACGCTTGAGACCATCAAGGAGGAGGGAAGCGGCGATCCTGAGGCGGGCAAGAAGCTTCGCTCGGTCACTCGCGAGAAGGATTCTCTCGAAGAGGAAAAGGAAGAGCTTGCACAGCAACTTCGTCACGCCAAAAAAGCTTTTGACAAGATGACGACCGAAAATCAAAAGAAGGACGAGGCTTACAAAAGTCTTCAAAAGGAGTTCAAGGCCTATCAAGATCAGAAACGCCTACAACATGAGCGCCGTGCTGAGGCTGCTGTAAAGGCGTGGGAAAAGCGTCGTGGGATCGTAAAAGTTCCTGAGAAGGAGCCTGAGCAAATCGACGACTCTGACGAGGACAAGGACAAGGACAAGGACGAGGACAAGGACAATGTCGAGGACAAGTACAGTAACAAGAAAGAAAAACCTTCAAAGCTTACATTTACTTCAAATGGTTCAGTGTGGCCTTCTCATTCTGGACCATTTGCTTCAACTTCATCAGATGCACCGCGCCGAAGCAAGCAGAATCCTGGTGGACCGCCCACCCCTGTACCACTTCCAATGTCTGAGACTGGCTTTGGACTTGGCATAACAATCAAGCCTAAAGCACCAATCAAGAAGCGCACGCTAGAGTCTTCAGACGAAAGCTCTGGTGAAGAGTTTACTGGGGGCGACGAAGTACGTGAGGCGTGGACCAAAAAAAAGAAAAGTAAGACTGATTCCGATTCAGAGTAGAGTTGCAACTTAATACGTTTACATTTTTGAAATAAACAACTTAATACGTTTACATTTTTGAAATAAACATGAACACGATACACGCCGCACCAGTACTTGACAAAACCAATGGAATGATTTCGCCCGTAAACTTGTTTCTCCATCCAATCCTGTAGGAAAAAAACTTTAGTTCGGTACCCGCGGAAAGATGAATTAGCCTAGGATTCTGGGGCTCGTAGATAATTGTATCTTCAGCAGGATTACTTGGGTAAAAAAACTCTGAAAGGATAACACGAGAATCACCATATGCAGGCTGTGTAGTTTGCGTAACAATGGGCTGTGAAACAGGAAGGTTGTCACTGCTTACAGGAACTGTATTACCTTCAATCACAATGCTTTGCACAGGGTCCCACAGACAATAACGAGAGGTCTCTGAAGATGTTATAGTCCAATAGTATACGACATCATCTTGATTCCTTAAATACTTCAAATATGTTACGCCATAGTCATCTGTGCTACACATACGTGAAGGAAGATACCGTAATGAATTTAGAGATGCTTTCTGGTTATCAACTTGTGCATCTTTCCAAGCCGGTGGAAGTTCAGGCTTATACTCCTGTGATGGATCCAATACAAAATCATGAATCCAGTATGTAGAAGACTTTCCTGTAAGCTGGTTAATGTATTTTTCAGATGTGGCAGCAAAGCCTCTGAACATGTCTCTGAATGCTGTATTACATTCAAAAAGAAGGTATTCATCATAGACTCGATCAGGTATAAATGTCGCTGCATTACCATTCAAACAACCCCATGAATCTCTTGCATACGCGTGAATCGGATCACGTGGCTTCTTTGAATCATACGTGCCAAATCCATATGTGTCGAGTTGTAACTGAAATACATCTCCGTGATTACCAGGCTTGACATCAAGCACCATAACAGGTGGTGCTGTACCCACTGTTGGTGTAGGTTTAAGTGCATTGGTCCCACCAAAATAATTGTAACCTACACTAGTATATGTGGGATAGTAAATAATAGCCACTCCAGAACCACCATTTCCACTTATGTGTGGTGTGTTCGTTGAAGAGTATCCCGCCCCTCCACCTCCACCTCCCGTGTTTGGAGTTCCATTTTGACCAATAAGTCCATTATTGGATCCACCACCCTGTCCACCACCAGCTGTGGCAGCTCCACCTGTAGGTTGTGATTGTGATCCACTTCCATTGAAGCCAGTGCCAGCACCACCGCCACCACCAAAGGACCCAAAACTCTTACCTGCTAAAATTAATTCTCTTCCAAGACCACCAGCTCCTAAAGTTGTTCCAGGAGTTCCACCAGAAGTGCCTTGAGAACCCGCACCACCACCTCCTCCTCCGGCAAAAAAGAAACCCAGAGGAAACTGTTGAACCTGGCTCGTTCCCGCGCCACCTGGATTTCCTGTGCAATAGTCACCCGGAGCAGCATTACCACCAGCAGTTAATGTGACGCCATTTCCTCCACCACCAGAACCTCCTGTTGATCCAGGTGAAGCTACCGCAGGTGTGAGGTATGAAATGACGACCGTACCAGAACCACCATTTCCTCCTGCAGTAATTATTCCAGCTCCACCTCCTCCGCCACCTGTCCCAGATGCTCCAGCTGTTGCACTTTGAGTAGGACTTCCACCATGACCACCTAATCCATTACCTCCACTGCCACCTTGTACTGTTAGGCCGCCTCCACCTCCACCACCGCCAAAGAAATAAATAGAACTATTAAGTGTTACTTGTGTAGCATCACCGCCATTTGCAAGTGAAGAAGCATTGTTATATTCCGATCCAGCGCTAGCATTGCCACCACCTCCACCTCCACTAAATGCATTTCCATATCCTCCATAAAATCCAGAACCAGGGCTTACAGTGCCAGGATTTCCGCCTGGTGTAGCGCCTCCACCTGAATTGCCATTTACAGCACCACCATTAATGTTTGCGCTTCCACCACCTCCACTTCCTCCATTAACGCCTGAGCCATTAAATGAAGTTGCTCCTCCACTTGAACCTTGCGTGTTTGCAATAATGACACCCCCAGCGCCAACAACAACAGGTAAAGCGGTGGTTGATGTAAGCGTTGCAGTAGCCTGCAAAACTTTTCCTCCACCTCCACCTCCGCCGCCCTGACCACTTCCGCCTGCACCACCTCCACCAACTAGTACATAACTGATTGCCAGTGGAGCTGCAGACAAAGGCGTGAAGGTTCCATTTGAGGTAAAGGTATGAAAAGTATACGCGCCAACAGTGGTTATTACTCCCCCAGTTGCTGCAGCATTTCCACCACCATTATTTCCCGCTCCGCCTCCTCCACCAGGTGCTGGTACGACTGCATCACTTCCTTTTTGAAAACTTGTAGTGCCGCCATTTGCACCATTTACATTTGTAGATTGTCCAGATCCACCAGCTCCAATTGTAATTGTAATTGGTTCATTAGGGATAAGTTGTCCGAACGTAAATTTACCCACTGCTCCTCCACCACCTCCACCACCTCCATTTGTTGCTCCACCACCTCCGCCACCACCTACAATAGCACCGCCTATATCGTTATAAAGACTAGTAGATGATGTTAGTGTAAAAGTCCCATTTTGATTAAAAATGTGGTATGTATATCCGTTTTCTTCAACTACGGCATCACCACCCGTAGCGGTATTTTTAATCCTTATTGTATAATTTTGACGTGGTACAAGCGTAGTAGGTTTCCCTTCAATGCCTGTAAAAATTTTTGGTGAACGAATTCGTGGACTTGTACTTGTAGCTGGGGTAACACTTGTTATTTTCGTGGCAAACCCATTGTATGTAACTAGTTCGTCATCCATGTACTTTCCACCAAGAACTGCTGTTTGGTAAATAAATGGACCACAATAAAGCCAGTAATCTGTGTTTTTAAATGGCTCTGGCGTTTGAAAGTCGATTGATCCAGTCAATACATTGGCAATGTAGAGGTTGTTAATTGGCGAAACAGGGTCAGTGTTTGCAAATGTCACTGGTGTACCAGCAGCATAAGTTTCATTAGGAACCCAAGGTTTCACTGCCTCAAGTGCTGCAAGTGGGCAAGATGCAGAATTAAAATAAGTAGTACAATAAAGTTGTGCTTTCAGACTCAAATCTGTCACTGCATCAATATTTGGCTCGAGTAGTAATTTTGCCATAATATTTGAGGGCAGATCACCATTAAAGTATGAATCGTACTCGTTTTGAAAGCAATTTGCAATCGCAGGATTGACAACATTAGAGAGGTAATAAGAAGTACCATAACCATAATAATACGAACTTCCGGGCAATGGACGTGGGACAGTAGTATATGCATCAGACGGTTTCCAAAAAAGTGCTTGATATGCCGCAAGATCTATTTGAGTTGTAAACGCGGGTGCTATAGGCCGATTTGCGTAAACAGTCTTTGCCTCACTGTTGCCAGTACATGGAATCGAAAATGTTGTATCAGGCAAAAATCCAAGTAAGTATGCAGTTGTTAAAAAATCTGTTCGCGTGGGTTTTGAAGAAACATAAAGTGGACCCATACCTTGATCAAATAACGTGACTGACGTATTTGAAGTTGAAATCGTTGTAGACGCGATTCCATCGAAAAAATCAAAACACGGTGTGGCAATACTTTTTGGATCTACTCCTGGTAGATAAGTAAAGTATAGAGTTGTCAAAGTTGAGGCACCGTCATCAAATGCTCCAAGTGATGGTGGTGGGATTGCTGTGGAAGGCGGAACTAAATGTGAAGGTATGTTTTCTTCATAAGTTGTTATACCTGCATTTGGATTATGGTTTGGGTCTTGATCGCTGTAAACATCAACTGTAAAATTTGGAAAAGAACCATAAGCCTTATAATATTTTGTAAAGAAGTCATTCAAAGCAGTATTGCAAGGTATAACAACTGTAGTCGTTTGATCATCAGGATTAACTGTGTTTGAAAGTACTGGGTAGAAGTTGTTCATAAGGCTGAAAATTGATTGCCCTCCAATCTCGTAAATACTTCCTGGGTTTGTAGGTTTTGCATTAATACACAAGACTTGATAGTTACTTATTGGAATTTCACCATCACCGCCATCTTGATACAAAGAAAGTTGCCACGGCTTTGATCCTATGGGTTGGGCAGTAATAACTGAAACCACCCAAGGATTTCCTGATGCAAGTGTGTAATTCCACACCCCAAATGCACGGGAAAGCGCCCTATTAAATGATTGTATAAACGAACCGTAGGCCAAATTGAAGCTGTATTGACCAAGCCAATAAGGACTATTAGGGTTATTTTCTATATAAGCTTCAAGTACACCTTCGCATGCTGGGTTCAGATTATTATTTCCAAAAAAAGTAGAGAATGCAGGTGAAGAACGATAATATTTTATCGGCAGACTTGAACCACCCGTTGAAATAAATAAGATTTGCGATGACCCCGTGTCACTCTGATTGGGCATATATAGAATAGAAGAACTGTCGAATGTTGAAGGAAACATTGATCCTGACCAGTTCATTTCAAAGCCTACAAGTGACTGTAGTTGGTTATGGTTGGTAGCCGTTGTATCGACCTGTGCAATAAAAGAAGGCAGAGCCTTTGTGTCGATAGACGCCTTTTCGACTGCAATTTGGTATGCGCTTGTTTTCGGGACAATATTTGTCGTGCGCATCTCTTGGAAAAGGGCAATCTCGCCATGGGTTCCCTGATCATCTGTATCTTTGCACGTTAAGTACGTTGTATAGTAACGCGGTTCAGGGCCTGGGACAACGTTTGCTGAGATTTGTTGTGAGCTAAGATCTCCACCGGAGACTTCACCCCCTCTCATGCGCTTATACATTGTATAGTTACTTTTGTAAGCGTTTAAAGGTTTCCACACATACTGTCAGGTCTGGGTTACCACTCGCAAGGAGTGCTTTTGAGTATTGTGAGATGGGTAAGTCCAAGTTCCACCCACGTACGACGACGTGACGACCACATGTAGCTACTGAGCCCTTTTGCAACTTTTTTTCATTGTAGTAGACTGGACCGGCATGCGACTTGAGAAGTTCGTGAATAAGTGGTCTTACTTCGTTTAATGATATACGTTCTTTTTTATCAAGCCACGCACGCTCTCCATCTGGTTTAATTCCATATGAGTCAAAGTATTCAACATCATTGCCCTTCTTGCTTAAAGAAGTCCAGTGTCCTTTCGTTTTTGACTCTGTAAGAAATAATATTACAACCATCCCATCTTTTGGAAATAAGCTCTGTATAGTCTCTTTCGCTAGTTCTGGATAGGTCATAATCCTTACATTTCCAAGCAATTTGCGTATGTCATCTTCGCCGAGTTCATAATCAGCCACCTTCTGAAAGTCAAAGCCCTTCATTCCACCAGTTTGCTCTATTGAAGCCATTGAAACGTACAAATGCCTAAGCGTTCAACAGTCAAGATTATCGGAAGTAAAGCACAGGTCTTCCATGGTAATGCAACTCATACATCTGGTGGACTGAAGAAGACTGATTTGGTCAAGAATAAGCACGGTCGTATTGTCTCGCGAAAGAAGCAGGCAGCTGGCCTTAAGTCAATTCACTTTCTGATTGACGCAGGATATGAGCCAGTGAAGGGAAAGTTTGGTCACGCAGGCAAGAAGGGTGGTAAGGAGAGTAAGGAGGAAGAGAAGACTGATAAGGACATTAAGGTAGAAGATGTAAAGGTCGAGGATGCAAAGGTAGAGGATGGGGAGATAGTGGTTTGATTACGTTGCATTCTTACGCCTACGAGAAGCTTCCTTTGCTGCCATGGCAATTGTTACATTAGGGTCTGTTTCCTTCATCTCCTTATACACTTTCTGAATTAGAAGACTCCACTCAGAAACCTTACGTTTGACCTTCTCTCCTCCCTTAAATTCCCTCTTCGTCGTTGATTTCTTCCCGGTAAGGCTATTCAAACCTTGATTCAAATCTTTTAAGCCGGGTGTGTGATTACTATCAGGTGCGTTGTATAGGTCTGTGAGTTTTTCAGCAACCTTCAAAGATGATGAGGGATCGGAAATAGCAGACTTGACAATACCCGAAACTGTATTAGCTGCCGAGTCAATAAATGACTTAAAAAGGTTTCCACCTTCAAGTTCCATTCGCTTTGCGGCTGATTCGACTGCGGCTTCTGCCTCAAGACTGCGTTTTACACCAGTTAGGGTACCACCAGACAATAGACCTTCCACTGGTACAATTGTTTCAGCTGGGACATCCGACGTACCAATAGGAAAATTCGTATAATCAACTTCAGCTGGTGGAGCATGAGGTGCATCAGGGGGTACGACAATAAGACGGTCAGCTGAAGAACTTGATAAGAGTTCAGTCATATAGTTATCATAAGCGTCTTCGCCAAGCTGGACTGGATCAAACTCTGTACCAGCTGCGTGAAGCGATGCGCCAACTTCAAGAGCTGACGCATAAATATCACCAAGCATTTCTACATCACTAGGTGCAAGATCACCTTCTCGCATTACGCCTCCGTAAAGAGTCGGAAGTTTGTCTCCATCCCCTTCTGGAACTCGGTGTGAAAGGTTTCCCTTAAATCCCATTGACGAAATGATGTCGGTTTTATTCTCAAGAACACCACCTTCCATGTCCATTCCATCAGAGTCACTATCAAGTTCTTCGGCCATACGCTCTTTGCTTTTTCCAAGCATTGACTGCATCCTCCTTTCTTCTTTCGTAAGGTCGCCGCGGACGTAACGATTTCCTCCCATATGACGAGCTGGAACTTGTACAGTTGGAAACGCCTGCTGTGTTGGCATTGCTGCAGTTGATGGTGTCGCAGAAACAGTGGCTTCTTGTGATGCAGAAGTTGGCGCTGACGTTTGAGTAGTCGTCATCGAAGGTGTAGAGGGAACTATGCGCATAGGCGCACCTGGTGTTGGAAGATCTGAAAGTCCAAAGCGTTTCCTAATGTCTCTTTCGGCGTCAATTTCTGCCTTCTGCACAATTTCCATCTGCAACTTATCAGCGGCTCGCTGCTTTCCTTCGTTTACAGCTGATTGGATCTTCATGTTGGCGTTCATACGACCTGAACGACCCTGAATACGCTCAATACCAGTTGCGAACATGTCATAAATGCCAGCAAAAATGCCACTCGCAGAAGCTTCAGTATCACCAGCTACGAAGTCAATAATTGACTTGACTGTATACATACCCATACGTTGCCTACCATACCAACTTGCGATCGGCAGACCAACAGAGCCAGCAATACCAATAACTGTTGCTGGGATTGCTCCCATTGTACGCTCAGCAATCGTTAATACAGGCGTTAAAATACCCTCAGCTGCGTTAAAATCACCCTTGTCCGGACCAGTACCCATAGCCATCATCATTGCACCGGCACCAAGAGCACTTATACCTGCAGTGGTAACTGTGGAGAGTAGATTGGTTCCAACGGTATTCTTGACTCCAACAGTTGGCTGACTTATATCTCGCTGTGGGCGCGTTTCTGGTACAGAGGCGCTTCGTTTTGTTGCGTTCTCTTCAAGCTTCTTTTTAGTTTGAGCAGCTACAGCTTGAATTGCCTCTCGCTGAAGTTTTGTTGATGCCTTCTGAATTGCTTCCGCAATAATGGCAAGGTCGTGGTCTGATAGATTTTGTACTGGAGCAACAGTAGGCTCCGGAGCAGGTAGTGTAGGTGCAGCAGTAGGGACTGGTGCCACTGATCCACGGCGACGACCAGGCATTCCACCAACAAGCGACTCGCCATGAATAAGAGGCGCACCACCACTAAGTTTAGGAGCAACAAGTTCATCGCCATTACCGAGAAATGCGCCTCCTTGACGTTGACGGTGTCGCTGCTCATCTCGTTTAAGAATAGGTTCACGAAATGGTCTAGTAAGAGGGGAAATATTTTCTCCGTAATAATCAGATCCCGGATTTTCGACTCTGCGTCTCTTTTCTTCATTTCGCTGTTGGCGGAGGCGGTAGAATGCAGAATACCAAGGATCACGTCGCAAATTTAGAGGAATTTGATCTCTATCCTGATTCAATAGCTGACTATACCGTGTTGAAAAAGCTGCAAATTGGCTTGAATCCATTGCTTCAAGTTCGCCGATGCCAACATCCAGTTGAGCTGGTGTAAGTGCGAGGATTTCACGAACGTTAAGATTAAGAATCTCTCCCGCCGGAAGTTTTGCAGGTAGTGATGGTTGTTCTGAGGCCTCAGTTGTAGATATCATGGGAGCGGCGCTAGGTAGAGATTTTGATGTTGATGCATCTGTTGGTTGCATTGACACAGATGGCGCGACAGACTCTGGCTCAATTGTTGCCGCTGCAGGCTCTGTCGCAGATGGTGCGACAGATACTGGTTCAACAGTCGCCGCTGCAGATTCCGTCACAGGTACAGGAGCAGTCTCAGCCGTAGGCACGCTTGCAGGCGCAGGTACCTCGGCAACAGGTTGCGCCGTGACAATTTTAGCAAGGTTTGCGAGTGCTGCGCCTGGTTGTAGAGACTCCGTTGATGAAGGCATTGCAGGCGGTGCAGTTGGCGCAGTTGGTGCAGTCTGTGGTGGTCCACTCGGTGCTGAGGTGGCATTATCAGGTGCCCGAGTTGATGGTGGCAGTGCAGAAATGGGTCTTGATCCAACAATTGCGGCGAGATTTGCGAGTGCGGATCCGACGCGTTTCGTGCGCTGTGCAGCATCACTTTTTCTATCAACGGAGAAGAGAGAACGAAGCGAAACAAGGACCGCATCGCGTTCTTCTTGAGTTCCGTAGGAGAAGCCAACATATGCTTGTGTAATAGATCCCACGGTATCGTTAAAAACCTGGATATTTGCACGCTGTTCTTCCGTAGGCTCCTCATTATCTTTTGGTAGATATGTCGAGCTCTCCAAATCCTGCTTAAGTTTTTGTGTAGCAGAGATAATCGCAGATGCCGCCCTAGTGTTTTGAAACCTTCGGACATCTGGAATAGTTTCTCCGGCTCGAAGAGCTTTAAGATTCTCTATACGATCAGTATGCTGTACAGAACGCATAGATGCAATATACTTTTCATCAGAAATACTTGTAAGACCCAGACCTTGATGCCAATCTTCATAATTGAGCATGGCATTTGGAACATTATCAGACCCCACAATTGCTTCATTTGTATAGTGAACGTTTGTCCATTTATCTGCAAGGGGGTCTACATATCGCGGTAGACGGAGTTGTCCAGGGTGCGAAGTCTTAAAAATTTCAGATGTTGCAGAATATGTTGTAGGTTTGCCAAGGGAACGAGCATTCGCGATAGCAAACCAATGCGCAGTGCCTCGTTCGTAAACATTGCTATTATTCTCAAGTCGGGCCTGAACCTCGTGATAACCGAGATTGGACTGACTCTCGTTAAAATAAGGATTCAAACCCATGTCGACTGACGAGAAGCCTACACTACACCATGGATTTTGATATGCTCCCAGATTATACTGTAACTTTGTTTATCTCAATTGTCTTGTGCATTCTCCTTATCCTTGCTGCAGAGTGTTCAAAGACATTCTTTACATCACTTGGTCCATCCAATGCAGACGAAGTTGAATCTCAAGTAAATCACGAGAAGAATTGTGCAATCTGTACTGGGCGTCTTTGTCCACTCTGTAAATCCCCACTTGATAGCCCGCATGTAAATGAGGTTGTTTCTGATATTTCCTACACTAGCGATTCTTCATATGAACCATCAAACCCAGATCAAAATGACAGCAATGCAGAGGATGACATTGTCACTGATAGTATTTGGGTTCGTGAACGGAAGCCTCGTCTTCGTCGTATCCCTATTAATTTCATAAGTACAGAACAAAATCCTAATACACCAGACAATGACCTTGTTCTTGATAACTCGATTTGCAATAGTGATGTTTAAACACTTTCCTTTTCGCTATCCGAACTAGACAAATCCTTTTCAGTCCTCTCCTTTTTGTGGGTTGGTTCCTTGAAAAGGCCACTTGATTTTCGTTTTGTTGCGCTTCTTTCCTCTCGATCCTCGTGAAGCAAGTAGGCACCAGTTTCGTGAATAACGATAGGGGGAAATGAAGTGCGTAGACATACCCATCGAGAAGGAAGATGGCGCATCTTTTTGATTTCTCTTCCATCAGCTCCAGCATAAGATCCAAGGAGTGTATTAAGTTGTTTAAGACTTGCTCCATTAGGAAAAATACAAAACTGATTACTCTCTCCAAGCCATAGACGCGTTCGTTTATAGTCGGTAAGTAAATGTGAGCAATTCAAAATAGATGCAGCGGCATGTCGACCTGTAGTTGCAATCATGTCAACAACCCTCTGAATTGCGTGAAACACTTCCTTATTAGATCTTTCAAATCCTTCTATATCATCCAAGACGAGTAAGCTTTCTTCAAAATAGTCAAGCTCGGGTGGGTCTTCAACCCAACGTTCTGGATCGATTCTTTCAGCTGCCTTCGCTTCATCGATCGTTGTATCTTCCTTCAAATAAGAAACGAGGCGAATGGGCCGTTTTGGGAAAAGTCTTTCGTATCGCTTGATAAAATTTCTAGCAATAAAGGACTTTCCACTGCCACTTTTACCACCAACCATGATGACATCACGCCCCTTAGGATCATGAGTAGGTTCAAGAGCAAACTTCTCACCTTTATTGAGGGTGATTGGTCCTTTCGACTCTTCATCTGGATCTAAGGCAAGCACCTCTCCGTCTCTAGTACCTGCGCCATAAATAATCGCAAGAGCTGTCTGTTGCGATCCTTTCTTTAGCTTTCCTGACACTATAGAAAGCATTGTAGGCCGATTTTCAGACTACGTCATTTTATTTGTTTAGTAGGCGATGTTTTCGGAATTTCATGATGTTAAGTATGTCTACTCTGACTGCTGTTCGGCGGACATATCATACAGACATCCACCTGGCATCATGTGCGACTTCTGATCAGGTGCATCATCGCAACATCCTTGGCACAGGACACGGCGTGTAGGCTCCTCAAGATTCTTAGATGAAGCCGAGAACGAAAATGCTGAAGTCTCGCTATGGTTCAGTTTTGTGCGCTTTCCTGAAGGGCGCATAGACTGTGTTGACTCAGTACGGCGTACGACAGTATCAGGTACTGGAGCACTTAAGTTGCGCGATGGAACATTCGTAGGCTCTGAAGGTTCATCGACTTCGTTAGCAATCACAAAGCCCTCTGGAAGGAGTGCAGTTGGCTCGACATTCTCGAAGATGACTTCTCGTGCGCGTAAGCAACACGACATGGCTCCATTGACAAGTGCGAAGTGGCTAACCGTAAACTTGAGGCTGTAAATGAGACCCTGACGCATATCACCAGGACCAACGAAACGCATCTTGGGCTCTCCGACTGCAAGCATGCCACGGCGACGCAGTAGAGTTGCAACTGTCTTGGCGCCAGCTGGCCTTGATCCGGTTACCATACAGAAGCGCGTCGCATTTGGAGGTAATGTGTCGACCTGGTCTCTGTACACAACATTGGATGTGTATGATCCCTGTTGGGTCTCCTTGGTCTCGAACGATTCAACTTCCAAACCACGCCCAGCAACTCGAAATCGAAGAAGTGTTGTATAGTTGGGTGATCCATCTGCATTATAACGAGCCAGAGGCTTTGGATGCTTGAGTGCAATTGCTGAATGATCCTTACGAATAAACTCTGCGTCCTTTGTAGAAAAAAGTTTATCAGCGTTCTCAATTGCATGCTTTTGGAGTTCCAAATCAAGACCATGCATTGCATCCCAAATTGTAGAGTTCATTTTGACTGCAAATGAGAGATTTCCCCTGCCTTTGCTCATAACGTCGGCGACAGTTATGCATTCCAGAGGCATGGTAACTGGATAGCAATCTACAGGAGCACATCCCTTGCCAATGAGTTCGATGGAGTTTACGCCACCAAGTATGTTAATCAATCCGGTTGTATCACCCTTTTTTGCGGGTTGGAACTGGATGACCTTCGTCCACTCCTTCTTGGTTGGTAGTGCATGTGCCATGTTGCGTTGTATCACGTCACCTCTCAGTGTAGTCTAGCGTAATCACACTTTTATTCAATTTTGATTAAACCTCAGATTCTTCATCGTCGTCGTCCGCCTCACCTCTTTGGCGCTTTCGCGCTGCAGCGGCTGCCTCGCGGTTACGTCTACGTCGTTCGGCACAAACTTCACATTTTGTACTAATTTGCTGTACTTGGCGTTTTCCTTCTTCAAGACCTTGCTTATACGCTATAGAAAAAAAAGACTCGTGTAAAATCTTGATGACATCAGCTTGGTTCATTTCATGGAGTGACTGCGCGCTAGTGATTAGTTGAAGCAAATCAGCAGTTTTTTTTGCACGTTCGACTACCTTGGCTGGATCAGTAGGAAGCGGAGAGGAAAGTACTTCCTGTAAATCCTCTTTATAGCTATCCAGTAAGCTAAGCTCTCGTTGGCGTTCTTCTTCTTGCCATGACATTACTTTACCAAGTACCCATCGACCTGCCATTTTTTTTCGAAAAATAAAGTAAAATTGCAAAAGTTCAAAACTTGCGAATAATTAAATGAGCGTCGGTCGATCCTCAGCCGACAAATTCGTTAGTAAGTCTAGGGCGTATACATTTTCTATTCCATTGGATGTCTCTGTAGATGATGATGAAGCTAGCAGGATAGCAGACTGGACTCCTGATCCGTGTCCTGAACTCCTCGGCAATACATATGCTTGTGGATATGTTTCACAAGAAGTTTATGGTAGTGATGCTGAAAAAATTATTACATTTAGAGGTTATGCCGAGTTTCGCTGCCAATTAACCACTGGTCAAGTATCCGCATGGCTGGGAACGAAAGCTAAGCTGATTTCTGTCCAACTAAAAGATAGAGATCAGTACATTGCAGAGATCCGTAATGCAAAAGATAAGCTGGAAAGTGAAGATCTAATTTCGAAGGCATGGGAAATAGGTTCTCAGACAAGGCTTTCTGAGCAAGGTAAACGCAACGACTTCTTTGACATTCGTGATATTTTAAAAAAGAATGGTCCGATCGAAGGTCGTAAGATCATCGCCGAGAATTTTCCGGGGCATTTCATGCGTTTTGCTGGTGGAATTGAGCGTCTTGCAAACATCTTACAGCCTACACTCTCGGATCATGACTTCGTACCTCGTATCTGGCAGGAGGCGATTATCCGTATTGTCAAACAACCCGCGCATAACCGTTGGATTTGGTGGATCTACGACGAGAAGGGTGGTATGGGTAAAAGTCGCCTTACCACTCATCTCTGCTCAGAGTTTAATGCGATTGAATTGAGTGGAAGATTCCAAGATATCGCTCATGGTTATAATTCACAGCCAATTGTTATCTTTGACATACCCCGCGCTGAAAAATTAGAACTCCTTCTCGATCTCTTTAAAGCAGCTGAGGCTTTTAAGAACGGATGCATATTTAGCCCGAAATACGAGAGCACTTTAAAGCGGTTCAAGGTGCCTCACGTTTTTTTCTTCTCCAATCAACCCGCTCCCGCAGGTGTTTGGAGTGCGGATCGTCTACAATTTATTCAACTAAGCGTTCCTCCAGGTTTCTCCCCAACTTCAGTCCCGATTGACCCATCAATTATAGAAGACGACGGCCCCACGGGTGTTGCCTTATATCAGAAACTTTCCGCTGAGATCAAGGAGAGGAGAGATGAAGAGAGGAAGTCTAAACATGACAGAGAAGATGGTATTTTATCGTTGTAACAAAATTACCACTTTACTTTATTCGCCCAATACGCCGCACTCATTTTTCCTTTCGCGATATTCTTTGCGTGCCTTGCTTTAAATGCTGCTCGTCTTTTTATTGATGAAATAGACTCGCCGCGTCTTTTAGGGGATCCTTTAACCCCCTGTTGACCAAAATGAATAGTTTTTATTTTGGAACCTTCCTTAGCAACAACCACGTGTGATTTAGTTTTGTTTTGTGGTGTACGTTTCGGAATGTTATAACCCGCTACACCAGCACGAACGAGCCTAGGATCTTTTAACATTACGATACACCGCACCGAGTTGGCGTAGTGCTTTTACTTTACTTAGGGGCTTTCGTGATAGCGGACGACCCGTAATACTGTTTACTACCTTGAAACCATTAGTTCGTATTTTGCGTCGTCCAACTGTTGTCACTTTTGTAGATCGCTTTATTTCAAACGGCATCTCATTCTCGGAAGTTGTCTATAGTTAGATCGTTCGTGTGTTCTCGCGCCTCCTGTTATAAGGCCACTTCCGAGAATGAGAATAC